CTGCATAATCATATTTCAACGTTAATTCAATTTGTAATGGATCTTCTGTTGCCCAATCCAAATCTCCAAATGTTGCAGATGAAATAAATGCTCCTTTCAATGTCCACTCTTCTACTTTATCTCCTACAGGACCTAAAGTATTGAATGTTAAGTCCTTTTTATAAAAGTCACTATATCCATCTCTACCTGTTACTGATTCATGATGTAATCTTACCCATTCCATTACCGCTTGTGCTCCTGATGGTACAACTGGATCATATAATGTTACTGTTACATCTTGCCATCTAGACTTTCCTTTCAACTTTCTTTCTACGTTGATGTGGTCTAGTATAACTTCACCTTGGTCAATTGATGGTCTACTAGCTGCCTTAATAAGGTATGCTGGTATTCCTTCGATATACATGATGAACCTATTGGCCATCTTCGGCTCATATGCCGTATAAAATATTTCTGTTGGGTCAAGTAATTCTGCCATCTTTTATTCCTCTTTTATATAAATATACACTATCCTAAATTTTATTCAGGAAAAGCTGCTCCTGTTGGTAAAATATTGAAATCAATTACAATAAACTCAGCTGCCTTAGCAGGTTGAAGGAATATTTGACCTACCATTGTATTTCTATCAATTACATCAGGTGTATTATTAGACTCATCCATTACTACTTTAAATGCATACAATCCTTGTCTTTGTTGTACATTTTCAAAATATGGATTAACGATACTTAAGAATCTGTTTCTAGTTGCTGCTGTATTATTCTCAAATATTAAGAACTTAGTTGTACTTGCAATAAATTTCTTAGCCGCAATTAATAATCTTCTTACATTTACTCTATCTAATGCAGATGCTTTTTTCTGTAATGTTTTTTGTCCAAATACTGTTACACCGGCATTCGGGAAAGTTGCAATTGGATTAACATTACTTTCATATAATTCATCTCTATTAGCATGAGTCAATTTTCTTTCTGTTTGAACTGCTATATCAATTCCACCTCTGTTTAAACCAGCTGGTGCAAACCATGGAGCAGCAACTCTATCATTAAAGGCATATACACTTGGTATTACTGTTGAAGCAGGAACCCAAACATTTCTTCCTAGATCTGTATCTGGAATTTTTACCCATGGCCAATAAAAGGCAGCATAATTAGTATCTCTTGCATCACCTTTTGCTACTGCTGTTGATAAACCTGCCGCATATAATACTGGATCAATTACTGCAAAACAATCACTTCTGTCTTCACACATTTGAACTAATTCACCAATTGTTGTTCCATGCTTATCATCTACTAATCCTGGACATGTAATTAAATTAATATCATATTCATCTTGATTCTTTAATAATGCAATTGCATCTGCATAAGCTGTTCCACCTTTTGTAGTTACATCAGGATCATATCCTTGTACATTATTATCTTCTATTGCTTCATAAAATGCTTGTGGATGTTCAACATTTCCATTATTACCTCCAGTAAATGAACCAGACCCTACTAATGGTAAACTTCCTGATGCATCTCCGTTTCTAACATTTCCATTAGAATCTAAATAATTCATTGTATTCTTATGAACTGTTACTCTTACATATTTAGATCTATTTGCAAATGATCCAGATAATTGAAGAAATGGATCTGTTCCACCTGAATCTCTTAAGCTATATGCTTGATCACCAATTCTTCTTGCAATATAATCTGTTGAATTTGGATCTAATGATAAATTATTATATTGTTCTAATATTGTTTTTCTCTTAATAGTATCATCACCTCTTCTAATAACAAGATTAAATGTACCTTTTGCAGTACTTTTAGATGTTATTTCCCATCTTAAGTTATTATCAGTACCGTTAGATAATATATTATTTGTTCCTTCAGTACCACCACCACTATTTTGATCAGCACCATCTGCTAATGTTGTTAATGTAAATACATCTTCTGCAGTTGTTGTATTTGTTCCGCCGGCCATTGTAAATAAACCTAATGCTGTTGCACTAAATGTTGCTGGATCAGCATTCGATGCTGTTGCAAATGTAATACCATTTGGTGTTGTTCCTGCTGCAGATCCTGATATTTTAAATACTCCTGCTGCATTTGATGCTACAATTCCTGTCAATGAACCTAAGTCTACTGCCGCATTTACTTCAGTTGCTAAATTCGCTGCTAATGTAGTTGTTGACCCACCTTTTGCAAAAAAGAATGTTAAATTATCATTTGAATCTGTATTTGGATTCGCTTGTGCAATAAAAGTAACTTTAGTTCCGTTCTGGTCTATTTGGTAAGTTTCATTTTCAGCATTAGTTGTCAATGTTAATGAACCAGAAGAAAAAGAATTTCCTACTGTTGCACTATTCTGTACTGTTGTTGTTGCAGGTGCATATGCTCCTGCCATAATTCTAACTACTGTTAAAGTATCTGCATATTTAAGATACTCTTGTGCAGCATAGTTAGTTAAATATTTGTACGATTGTTCTGTACCTCCGGAACCGGATGTAAATTTTGCTCCAAATGTTTGGACAAATTCAGAATAACTCGATACTATTGTTGGAATTCCTGCAGGACCTTTTTGGGTTGGTCCAATTACTGCAGCTCCAATTGCTTGAACTCCGGCTGGTAAAAACGACTGATCTACTTCATTCGTAAATACGCCAGGTGATACAATTTTTTCGGCCATTTTGATGCTCCTCTTTTATTAATCAATTTCTTATAAATAT